CGGAGTTTCTGCGCTCACCCACGCAATTGACCATATTCGCGATGCAACCGACATTTTAGAGTTTGAAAAAGTCGGCGTTAAAATGAACAGCGCTGTCGGTCTTGCCATAACTACGCAAGGCGGAATTGCCGACGATGGCAGCAGTTTAATCGAGGATGGATACAGCGCGACCGACACAGGGACCGTAGCATGGGATACCTTCCAGCCTGGCATGGTTCCAAGGCTGAAGATTGGAGAAAACATTGAATCTTTTGCGAGCAACAAACCCTCGCCAGCGTTTGCTGGCTTCTTGGAATACTTGCTTCGCGATGTGGCTTTAGGTCTTGGCGTTCCATATGAATTTATCGTGGAGCCATCGAAACAGGGAACCGCATCAAGGTTTATATTAGAAAAAGCCGCACGAAGATTCGAAGAGCGCCAAGCCCTTATCACAAGCCGTTTTTGTAACCGCGTATGGGGTTGGGTTATTGCTCGCGGAATTAAGCGCGGCGACCTGCCAGCGTCATCTGATTGGTGGCGCGTAAATTGGCAGGCGCCCAAAAAAATCACCGTTGACCTTGGGCGCGAATCCAAAGCCAACCAGGACGCTATTAAGATGGGGCTTCGCACTATGCGCGAGGACACCGGCGAACGCGGCCATGATTGGCAGGATGTGCGCAACCAGGTAGAACGCGAAGCCAGCGACCTGCTCGACCGCGCACAACGCCTTGCGGACACCTACAAAATCACGATGGACACCGCGCTCCACCTACTAAGCCAGAGGACACCGAACCCAGTTTTTAACAATGACAGCGAAACTGACGCATAAACTCAATAATGATGTTTGGGCAATCCTGCCGGATTATCATGGCGCAATTGCGCGACAATTGCAGGAACATGATTATGACGGCAACGGTTACGAATTGCCGAAACCAGAGGAGGAAAGCGGCATTGCCATCATTCACATTCACGGCGCTGTTGGCAAACTGTTGACCGATTTTGAGCGCATGTTTGGCATGACCGATTATGACGACATTGCCGAACAGGTTGCTGATGCCGATGCCAACCCGAATATCAATTCAATCTTGCTTCACATCGACTCGCCAGGCGGAACCATCACAGGTCTCCCAGAGTTGGCGGCAAAATTGCGCAACGTCAGAAAGCCTTTGGTTGCATACACCGAAGGCACAGCGGCAAGCGCGGCATACTGGATTGCAAGCCAGGCAGACAGCGTCTTGTTAAGCGAGAGCGCCGAGGTTGGAAGTGTTGGCGTCTATGTTGCGCTGCTCAACCAGACCGAATACCTGCGAAATATGGGGCTGAAAATAAACGCTGTCAGCGCTGGAGAAAACAAACTTGATTACGCTGATTTCCAGCCATTGAGCAATGAAGCGCGCGAGCGATTGCAGGCGAATGTTGACAAGTGGCACACACGCTTCAAGGAGGAAATCAACAACAAACGCAACGTACCAGAGGCGAGCATGACGGGGCAAACCTACGAAGGTTTGGAGGCCGTTGAAGCAGGACTTGCTGATGGGGTTGTGAACGACTTGGCCGATGTTATTGGCCTGATGGCAAATTTATAAACGCATGAAAACTATACTCGATTTAGTAAAAGCGAACGTTGAGTTGAACAATCTGGCCACCAAGCTGGACGAAGCAACCACCGCAAACGAAACATTGCAGAACCGTATCGAAGAGCTTGCCGCTTCTCATGCGGAGGAAACTGCCAAACTTGGCGCACAACACGCCGAAGACACAGCCAGCCTTGAAAGCAAAATCAAGGTTTTGGAAGAAGCAAATTTACTTCTTGAAGAGCAGCAAAAGAGCGCAGACGAAAAAGCCGTGGAAATTGCGGCGAGCGTTGGCGTTGATACTCCAGTTGAGGAAGCAACCGAAAACGACGAGCCTAGTCTAAGCGTTGATGCGCTATGGCAACAATACAATGCTATTGAAGGCAAACAGGAAAGGCGCGCGTTTTATCTCGAAAACATCAAAAACAAACTCTAAAAACAAATGGCAAATTCAATCAACGGAATCAACCTGGCCGCCGTGGCGGAACAGAGTCTCGATTATTTATCCACACAGTTTCATCCATTGCGCGCGTTTGCGCGTGATTTCAGTGATGAAATCTCAGGGCAAGGCGAAAGCGTCACCACGCGCGTTCCTTCGTCTATGACCGCAAGCGACCTATCAAGTGGCTACACTGCCAGCGATGTCACCAGCACTGCCAAAACAATCACCTTGAACAAATTCAAGGGATATTCAATGGCATTCACCGACATGGAAGTATCCAAGTCAGGCAATTTCGACTGGTTGTCCAGCGTCTTTTTAGGACCAGCATTGGAGGTGACACTTGACGCAGTTATGGATGACTTGCTGGCGCTTGTGCTTAACGCAAATTACAGCGCAAACGAAGTTATCACAGCCGCCAATTTTGACGCTGACGAGGTTGCCGATTTGGCCGCCGATTTGACAACTGCCAAAGTGCCAAAGTCAGAGCGCGCCTTGGTTTTGCCGCCTTCGTATTACGCCAGCGTTCAGAAGGATGCAATCGTGCAAGACGCTTCCAGCTACGGCGCCGCGAGCGCAGTGCAGGAAAATGCTGCCATGCGTGTTCATGGTTTCAACCTCTACGAATATACAGGCATTCCAACCAACAGCGAAAACCTCGCAGCCATTGCGCTGCACCCAAGTGCTTTGCTGTTGGCCGCAAGAACACCTGCCGCGCCTGCTGATGGAAGCGTAGAGGTCCAGGACATTGTTGACCCATCCACCGGGTTGCCTATCCAGCTTCGCACTTTTTACGACAACGTGGCAGGTAAACATTACCTCACCATGGGAGTGCTTTACGGTGTCGCCGTTGGTAACGGTGCCGCACTCAAGCGCATCAAGTCCGCTTAACTGAAATGAGCAACACACTGGCAGGAGTTTCACTTGAGCAGGTCAGCGAAATGACGCTGGACCTGCTTGCGGATAACTTTTGGATGTTCTCGCTATTTGCTCGCAATTTCAGCGACAGCATCAGGGAGCGCGGTGACCGCACAGTCACACGCGTTCCCTCCAGCGTTTCGGTTTTGGATTTATCGAATGGCTACACTGCCAGCGATGTATCGACCACTGAAATAGAAATTGCGCTTTCAAATTTCAAGGGCTTTTCAATGGCGTTTACGGAATACGAAATTGCCAAAGCAAAAAGCGAGACAATCCTTGAAAGAACTTTTGTACGCCCAGCAATCGACGCAACAGCGAAAGCCGTTGCAGACGACTTGCTGGCGCTGGTAACGCCTGGCAATTTCCCGACTTCACAGGTCAGGACAGCAGCAAATTTTGACAGTGACGACCTGGCAGATTCCGCTGCAACTATGACGGGCAATAAAGTGCCGCGCGGTTTGCGCAGTTGTATGCTAAACGCATCCTATACATCGTCGCTTTCCAAGGATGGAGCGATTGGGGTGGCGAGCGCATACGGGACACCTGCGCCAATTCAAGACAACATCATTTCGACGGTTCACGGTTTTGGAATTACCGAATATCAAGGCATTCCGACCACAAACAACTTGCAAGGTTTTTATGCGCACCCAAGCGCGCTTTGCATCGCTGCTCGACAAATTGCGCGCCCGAATTATGGCGGCGCCGAGGTTATTGATTCCATCGAGCCACGCACGGGGTTGCCTGTGCAATTTAGAAAATTTTTCAGCCCGCGCGAGGGCAAATATTACCTGACCTGCGGCATACTTTACGGTGTTGCCAAAGGTCTTTCCAATTCACTCATTAGAATTACAAACACATAAAATGAACAGCAAACCATCTTTTTGCGTGGGTTTTGATGCCCAGGGAAAACCCAATATCATCGCCGTCGGAGATGCCGAAACATGCAGGCAAGCATTTATCGCAGAGCGCGACAATCCGAGCGGAAAATTTAAAGGCGTTAGCGTTTACCGCAAACCACCGTATTGGAAGCGCGCCGATATAGCAATCAAGGCGAGTCCTAAAAAGGCCGCCGCCCGCAAGTAGTACTTCGCTACCATTGGCGGCGCCTGTTTTTCTTGGTTTTGCGGGCGCCGCCTTTCCACTATGGCAAACAATCGCATCATTAACCTGCGCGCGGGTTGGCTCTATGAGACAGCCGACCATCAAACGCCCACATCTTTCACCACCGTGAGCGAGGGCGCAACATTTGCCGCTGGTGAAACGGTTTTCAGAGTTACCGCTGACACGCCACAATATGATGCGCTTGCTTATACAATACAACGAACAAATGAGAGCGGAAACTACGAAGACGCTTACAACATTCGGTTGAATGTGCCAGATGGGAGCGGCACAACGCGCACGGACTGTTTCCATAGTGTTGCCCATGCAAATCCGATTGCGCACACGCAATTCCAAAGCGCCAACACAATCGACAAGGGCGCGCATCATACGCGCCTGGCATTCGAGCAGCAGGTCAATTTGGAGCGCAGCATGGGAATTATTTTTGACTACCAAGGCAACCTTTTCCGAGGCATATGGAGCGGTAACACCGAAGCGCGACAATTGGAAGAAGGCGGATTATTAGAGGCGTACGACGTGACGTTGACAAGTTCGCGGCTTCAATGGGCGAACGCTTCCATTCGCCCGATTGTGGGCGCCACAATCACCAACAGTGGCAAGCGCTACAAAATAGAAAACCTGGTAACGCTGGGCAGCGCTTACGAATTTGGGTTAATGAAAAAACAATAATGCAGCTTGAAATAAACAGCGCGAGAATTAACAGAGTGCTTGATTCATACATTAAGCACAGCGGGCGCAGTTTCACAAATGAAGTCAATAAACGCTCCTACAATATTGCATTAAAATCTGCCGCAAAAACGCCAAAGGTCAGCGCCCAAAAAATCAAGCGCGATATGTTGAAGGGCGCCAAAGTGCAGCCAGCAAAAGGACGCAAGCGCAAAAAGCGCGCACCGCTTGCGGCAATTTTGACAAACTATTTTCGAGGCAAACAGGGCAAAAAGGGACTTTGGGGCGCACCTATGCAAAAAGCAGTGGACCGCGCAATTGAACACAGGGTTGCTGGGCGAGCTTTCATGGCAGCAGCGTGGCTTGGCGTTGCGCGAGACATTGGCCCTTTTGTTTATCCAAGGCGCTCCGTTCGTTCTAAAACGCCAGTAATTGGTAGAGCTAAAGGAGACGGGCGACCGGAAAAGCGTTTAGGACCAACGAAGCCAACGGCAAGCGGCACACATGGTTCACCTGACAGCGCAAAAATCAGCAGGGTTCGCCAAGCGATGAGGATGGCAATTAATGCAGAAACGCGAGACATGCTTAAATATTTGCGCCGAAAAATCCGAAAGGAAATCCGCACGGTTGACAAGACAGCAAGCACAGCATCACTGAAAATCTCATGAGCTACCGAAGCCAATCAGAAAGCGCGCTCAAAACCTACTTTGCCAGCAAGGTGGGGGTGCCTGTTTACAGTGGCACAAGCGACCAGGTAAAAGGGGTGCCTTGTGTTGTGGTGTCGTACGCTGGCGCAACAGAAAACCCACCGCGCACCGGCAACATGGATTTGACAGTGGAGGTTAACGTGCAGAGCGAAATTGGCGAGGAAGCGCAACCTGGAGCAATGGCAACGCATGACGAAATTGTGGACGCAATTGGCAACGCAATAAATTGGCCTGATTTACAAACGCTAAACGCAACAGAAACACATTTTCATGTATTTGATATAATTGACCAAGGAGGCATTGAAAAGGATTTTGATGGCACAATTTTGCGCGAGACGTTCACATTCACAATTGCTTGCGCTTTAGGAGATTTTTAACAATTAGAAAAACACACATATGGCACGATTTACAAAAGGAACACCCATTACGTGGGGGACGCATGGCTCAATTGACCCGTCAAATTTAAAGGGCGTTGTTGCGCTCGAAATTATCGACGACAGCAGCGGCAGCGACACCACGCTGTTCCGAGGAGAAATGTATGCAAGCGAGATAAGGTTGTCATACGAAGCGGATACAAATCAGTCAACAAACGGAGACGGGGAAGTCGTCAGTCACTGCACTTACAACCAACGCAAGGTTTTAAATTTAACTGGCGTGATTCTGTCGAACAATTCTGCTGTGTCAATTCCAGCGGGCACGGCAAGCACATTGGCCAAGGCGAACACGATGTTTGCCGCGCCATTTTATGCGGGATGCCGCTTGCAAATTTCACACCATGAATGGTCAGAAGTGAATTCCGACATTACGCCGCCAACATCAGAAAACAACACAGGAACATCCACCGGCGGACTTGGAAACTTCACAATTACGAGCGCCGAAAAAACTCGCTCCAGTGCTTCGTATGCGGAGTGGAGCATCAGCGCTGTCGAATATCTGAACATTGTTCACAGTGGCGGCAGTGATACTGCAACCAATTAATGAATGACACCTGGGCAGAAACATGCGCGCCTGGCCATCATTATGTGGCTGGCGCCAAATTGCGCCCGCTGACATTTGGCCATGCATTGCTAATGGAGCGCGTTGGGTTGCACGAAATCCTGACACCATTGGAATTCCACTGCTTCATCGGCATTTGCTCGCGCGCCTATGACCAAGCCACGAAATGGCTTGGATGGTATTTGTCGCCAGTTGGGCAATGGTATTACTCAAAAAAACCAATGCCTCGCAACAAGAACGCAGCGCTTGCGGAGGCGATGGAATACGTTTTGCAGGCACAGCAGATTCCAGAGCTTTTGGGCAGTGGCGATAGCATCGAGGCCGGTGCCCGTTATGGTGCGCCACTATTGCAAACAATCCGCACTACTGCACTTGAGTTCTTAAATTATTCGCCTGACACCATAAACGATGCACCTTTTGGGCAACTGGTTTGGGATATACTAGCGCGCAACGAAATCCGAGGCGGCGCCAAAATAATACATGGAGAGTTTGCTGAAGGATTGGAGGCATTGAAGCAATTGCAAAACAATAGAAAGGAGGCCGCCGATGGGGTTGCTGAACTTTAAACTTGGCTTGGACATTCGCGCCTTCAACGCTGGCATAACAAAAGCGCGCGCCAGTTTCAACAGTTGGTCAAAAGATGCAATTAGGGGCGTTGGTGGGCAAATCGCGGGCGCAATGGCGTTGGAAAATGTGGTCCGCAGTGTGGGCGGACTTTACAGAGACGCCGCGCAAATCCAACGCGAAGCGTTTGCGCTTGGTATATCAACAGACGAATACCAGGCACTTGGAAAACAGGCGCGCCTTGCTGGAGTTGAGGTGCAGGACTTGGTTGATGCCATGAATGACTTGAATGTCAGGCAATATGACGCCATTGACGGCAGCAAGGAGATGCAAAAGATTTTTGAGCGCTACGGAATTACATTTGAAAAAGGCGCCCAAAGCATCAGGCAACCAATGCAACTATTCCGTGAATTTGCTGCTGGAATGGCAAAAAGTGGTCTTTCTCAGGGGCAGATTTTACGCGACCTTGACGAAACAATGAGCGACACAGGCAAGCGCCTGGCGTTCGGAGTGATGCAAGGCTTTTTTGAAAATCTTGACTTGAGCGGCGTTAGATACAAGGGAGAGCAGATAGGGGAATTTGCAGCAGCATATCGCGAGCTTGAACAAACCAAAGCCGACATCGCCGATTATAGTGTTTACGCGATGAAATACTGGTCGGACCTTATAGGCAGCGGACTTGGGTGGTACATGGGACAAACCGAGACAGCGCCACAAGAACGACAAGCCACACTAATGCAGCGCAAGCTTGAGGAAAAGTTGGCGGAGCAATCAGCCACACTGAAATCAATAGACGCTAACACAAAACCACTACGGCAATGAGTTTATTTTTTAGAGGCACAACAGCCTTAACGGTCGAAAATATCGAGCGCTCATTTAGCGAAAGCAATGGCTGGGAAAGCGTCTACACCTACAAGGGACCATGGAGTGCCGTGGATGCCGCAAGCACAAATTCTGCATATGTGGGCAACGCCTCGCGGGTGGAGTCAAAACAGGAGCCTGGAGGCTATGGGATTTTGACGGTTGCCTTTGCCAGCATAGACAACACGATAACCGAAACACAGACAGACCAACCCGACACTGACAATTGGACTTTTACGCCCTACAAAATACAGAAGTTCATCTGGGAGGCGCCTTACTTCAATGTTTTAAATGATGCGCGCATAACTAGCGGCACCAATTTGCCAGGCTACAAAAAACGATTGGTTGCCGCAATTGAGGCATACAGGGCAACAGCGCAGTCCAACGCCTCAACAAACGATTTCACAAACCCGACAGAGGTGGCTGATTTCATCAACTACATTGACGCCGTGGTAGGATTGAGCAGCGCACAAAAACAGGCAGCGCGTGATTTGTGCTGGATGTTGCTTAACGATGAGGACACCTACGAAGTCAGTAAATACACCTTGCGCAACACTCGAATTCTGCCAGCAAATACATCTCTAGCGGTGAACCATATTTACACCGGCTACCAATGGACAACGAACAGAGTTGTGGACCTGATTTTGTCACAGCAAACCAGCGTGACCAAATACGCAATTTGTGGCGATTTGCTTGGATATTTTGCGGGAACATATTGGCGAAAAGAGGCGCCTGTTATTAACGAAATGCAAGGAGGTAAATTTGAGGTTGTGCAGGAATTTACCAATTTCAGCTCAGGCGAGTTAAACTATTTAATCTACCCGATTTTCTCATAATGTTTAAACGAGTTAACACTTTCAGCGTGCGCGCAATTTTGGACGCAATCAGAACACTGCAAGACGCAGTTGAAGCGCTGCAACCGCGCAAGGCAAGCGGAACGCTCATTTCGCACAGCAGCACAGGAGTGACGGTTCGCGCGTCAAAACTAGCGGGAACAACTGGCGGAGTCGCCGCGCCTTCCAGCGACCAACCAGCGCGCTGGCAATAACATTTTTGCACATCACACACATATATATAGAGAGAATGCTCTAGTTAGAAAAAAAACACTAAATTTGGAGATATTATGGGAACTGAGAAATTCATTGCATTTAAAGAGGACGGTACAGCCTACAGGCTGAAGGGGCGCATCCTTCGATTTCTGGACAACGAGCCAGTCAGCGAAGCCGACAAAACAAACATACGCTCAACCCTGTCAGTGCCCGCAAGCGCCGAAGGGTTGACGCCAGCCAACAATTTAAGCGACCTTGACAACGCCGCCACAGCACGCACCAACTTATCAGTCAACTCAGTGGACGAGGATGCCGAAGCCACCGCCACAAAGCTCGTTGGCCCTGCGATGTATTTCAATGGTAGCTCTTCAGTGGTTACGGTGGCAGATGATAGCAAGCTAACTTTTTCCAGCTCTGCCGAGTTTGGGACAAACAGTTCTGGAACGTGGTCGCCCAACGACAACACACCAGCTCTGACAGACGGTACCGGCACGTTGAACCAGCACTACCGTGTTGACAGCGGGGCAGGAACTGTGACGCAGGGGGCAAGCACTCTTTCCATTATCAACGGCACAGCAACAACTGCGGGACAGGCTGTATATTATGATGGATCTGTTTGGAGGCTGAAAGATGTGGACGACCTACCGTTTTCAATTAGTTTTTGGATTAAGCATGATTTTTCTGCAACAGGCACAAACGTGATGTTTGGTAAATACGGCCTCGCAGCACCCGCACGCGAATGGTGGTTTTATTTTTCAAGCAATTTGCTTTATTTTTCCGTTGTGGATAGCGCAGGGGTAGAGTCTTTTACCCGATGGAGTGTTGCAGACAACAGTAACCAGTGGACGCACATCTGTTTGACGCAGGATGCATCAGGCCCGAGCAGCTCAAACGCCTTCACCGCAGTTGCTGACGGCATGAGTCTGTATGTGAACGGGCAACTAGTAAGCCCTACGTCCAGATACAATGACGCAAGCTATTCCGGTATGAATGACAGCTCGCAGCCTTTATGGTTTGGTAAGTCTTCATCGTCTTTCGGGGGTGGTGAATACAGGTCTGTCCAGATATTCAACAGAGAACTCACCGCCACCGAAGTGGCCCAGCTCGCTAAGGGAAATGATTTGGGATTTACCGACCAGTATGCGGGAGCGTTTGCTGGTATTGAATCATCTGATTTCTCAGGAGGCACCGATGGATACAGCGGCGCTGGTGGCGTTCTCGCTGGAGCGTCCTCAGTCGGTGGGCAAACTGATGCCCTTAAATTCACCGTGGATACAACATCGGGAACGCACAGCGTTACGCAACTTTTTGCGGGCATTACTGTCGGCAAGCGTTACCGTATTAGATTTCGATATTATATACAGTCCGGTCAAAGTAACGTTGACAGTATTACTGTTCGGTTTAACAACGGCCCATTTGACGCAGGATATGGCACAACGCTCGATGCCTGGACAGCCTTCGAATATGAAGGCATTGCGGCGGATAAGACCGTGGAGTTTTTTGCTGCTGATGGAAGCAATATTAGTTTTCAGGATTCAGGTGGCGATGATGACGTGTATGTGAAAGACATTACTATTACCGCAATTGGAACCCTAGCAGACTTCCGAGCAGAAGATTATAACGAATCAGCAAGCAAGCTTCTGGACCGCTCAACAAATAATTTCGTGGGCGTTGGAACAGGTGTCACGCTCGTCGGAAATCAGCGACACATTTCTGCTGACACCATAGACCTCAAAAACCTACCTACCTCATCCGCTGGTTTGAGTGCTGGCGAGGTGTGGAGCAATGGCGGTGTTTTGACTGTCGTTTAATATATAATTTAGAAACATACTATGGACCCAAAAATCAATTACTTAAGAAGCCAGATAGCTGGCATCAACGCACAGATCGCAGCTGATAACGGCAAATCCACAATCCTCGCACTGCTCGGCAAAGCGAAGGCTCTGCTGAATGCACGGGAGGAATTGAGCGAACCAGTCAACCGAGCGAACACCGAGGCACTGGTCGCACAAATCGCAACCGCAGTGACAGCCTATAACGCAGCCAATCAAATCACGATGGATTCGGTCGCTGACATCATGGCTGGGTTTGATGCGGCTGTTGAACCAACAGACGAACCAGCACCAGCAGACGCATAAAAATGCAAAGCGGTTGGGCGGAGCATTCAAAAGTTGCTCTTGTGGGCGCCGTTGGTTTTAGCGTAACCGGCAGCACACTCGATGAGTGGATGCGTCTGGGAATTGCCTTTGCAACGCTCATCTATATGGGATTTAAAGCTGCCAGCGCCGCCCGCGATTTCTTAAAAAATAAACATAATAATAATGATGAAAAGGTGGATTGAAATTGCTTTTTTATGTGGCGCATTAATGACGTTCAGCGATTGCAAAACAAGTGAGCAGGCGACTGGTTGGGCGTTGGAACAGGAGGTGCAGACCCAAGTTGTCGATGGGCGAGAAATTCCCTCAACAAATTGGGTTGTGAAACCGGCATTGGAAAACGGTTTGCGAATTACTGGTAGCATAGTGCCAGGCGCAGGCGGTTTGGTCAGTGAGGGCTTGATTGCAACGCTTGCGGCGTTGGCAGCGTGGCGCGGGCGCAAATGGAAAAAGGCTGCTGTTGACGCGGTCAGCGCTGGTCAGCAATTCAAGCAAGCGCTCGACAAAAGCAACGCAAAATCGAAAATTGCAGCAATTACTAGCGACCTAAAAACACAACAAAAAACAAACGGAACTTTTGCTTTTATAAGGAGCATTTTAGAAAAGGTTTAACATGGCAGCATCTGAGATTTCAACAAGCGCATTCCGCGATTTTAGCACCAGCACCTACGGCAACCAGGGGCTGAACCTTAGTGACGCGACACAGTACACAGTGTTGACCAGTGGCAGCGGCAACGGAGTAAAATTTGAGTTTGCAACTGCCGGATGGGTTGCTCTTTATAATTCCAGCGGCGGCTCTATCAATTACACAATTGTAATGCCGGAGCCTTCCCAATATCAAACGCTTGGCGTCACGTTTACCGACAAGACTATCAGCGTTGCCGCTGGTGAAATCCACCTTGTCAGTTTGGATAGTCGATACAAACACGATGATGGATTCATATATGTTGAAACAAACACAGGCAGCGCCGCGCATTTGCAAGTCGTCAAACGATACACCATAAGCTAAGATGCGCTTATGGCGCTACAATACACACGCGCGGCGACCGTAGCAAAGGGCGCCGCTATAACAAGCGGCCAGTGGAACAAACTGGCCGATGCTTTTAACGACCGCTTGCTTGGTGGCGTTGGCGACCCGACTTACCGCCTGCATTGGTTTTGGCATTCGTTTTTTCGCAATTTACGAAATCAAAATGGACTGCTTTACGCGCCAGAAGATGAGTGGTGGAAGATATACGCACATGTCCAGCCTGATGAAGCAACATTTCCGACAGCAAGCGCAGGCGACCCTGAAGGCGCATACTTGGGCAACCCAATAAACGGGTTTGTTTTTGGCAATGGCGACGACATAAAAAGCGAGCCTGGCCGCCTGTCATACGATAGCGTTGATGGCACAGGCATACTCCTGCACAACGTCTCCGGCGCACCTGCGACCGATTCTGAAAAGTGGGATATTGGGCGCTATCAGCGCGGCGTGGTGGATGGCGCAAACGTGACGGACTTGAGCTTGGCCAATGCATTCCAGGCGGCCCGCGGGCATTTTACGTTTGGATTCTGGCGCTGGTTTCAGCGCTCCTATGGCGGATTCCTGCCAAAACCAGCATACCTGGGCCAATGCGCCGACATGCCAGATATTCCGAGTTATGGTCTAAAATTTACGGAAACAGCAGGACCAACAACAACCACGTATTCCACATGTCCAGGTGTTTCTAATTCCGTTTTTTCATGGTGGCGAACTGCTCGCAATTATGTGCTTTTGAAATGGGACGGCACAATTGAATATTTACCTACCGACGAATATATAGAAGGCCCATATGACGGCGAATTCAATGATGCATACTTGGAGCATCCAAACGGTGAGCAGTTAGCAGTTGCGCTAAACTATTTTATCGAGCCATTCCGCGGCACAGCAGCAGAGCAAGCGGCGAGCGGATACAAAGTGGAAGAAAAAGCTTTTGACTTCCAAGGCTTCTTTTCGCGGCAATATTACCTGGCGCCCGCATATGGCGAGGACGATGGCACAGGAACAATCGAGGCAACTTACGAGCGCTTTGAGTTCAACAACGCATACGGCGCAGGCACATATGGTAGCCTAGCCAGCACAGCAGCGCAATTTTACAATATCCATTCCGGTTTTGTGCTGGCTGGCGTTTTGGCGTACCGCAACGCAGGCAGTGGTGACAAGGAATTTGCGATTGAACTGGATGGCGCTGAGATTGGGCGCGTGACGATACCAAGCGGCGATGACAGCGCGTCGTTATGGTTTGAAGCGCCAGCAGGTGGCCAGGTCAAAATTAAAACCATCACCGGCATGGGCGCCACCGATGAAACATATGTGGAAATTGCCGAGCTTCTGGAATACAAACCAGAAAACGAAGACGCCTACCTTGTGCTTCGATGCGCCAGCGCTGATAATTCTACCAATGACGCCGAAGGGACCGACACAACGCAACCCAAAGACATTTCAGATGTCTATTTTCGGCACGGCATGATTTACAA